AACGGAGAATGGCGAACACCACTCATAACCTTCTTCACCCAACCCATCTGACGTGCAATCCAGGTAGGTTCTTTCGTTACATTGCGAGCATCGGGGAACAGATACTCAATGTCATCGATGCCAAAAGTTCCAGCATGCACCAATTCCTGTGTTTCCTCGTCCAGAGTAGCGATATGAGCTTCGAAGCCCTCACGCAAAGAACCAAGACGTTTCCCTTCAACCAAAATCGCTTTGAAATCGGCGTGAGACAGAACCGGCTTTGCATCTTTGTTGCGGTTATCAAACACATTCTTTTTCATAAGTTTTTGTAACTCTCCTTGAGATTGATTTTCTAGATCGGCGGCATGTTCGATTTCGCCAGTCTCTAAAAGTTGACCGATGATAGCATAGACTGCGTTCGTCTGCGTTTCATCTAGCGTAGCGAAGATCTCAGCAAGTGTTCCCCCTTCTTCCGAATGTTTAAGATTCGCTTTGGCTTCTGCAGCTTCTTTGGCTGCTTTGGCTTTGGCTTTTTTAACTTCTTCAGATTCTGCTTCCACCTTGCCGTGAACAAGCTCTAGACCCGTATAGATGATTGCCTCATCTTCAAGATCTACAAGCTCTCCATCACCGTGCTGTACCGCTATGAAATCAATTTTCGCACCCGGGTTAGCACCAGACAAAACTAAGCTAACTTCGCGAATTGTGCCATGAATCACACTCTTAGCTTTCTCGATTAATTGATTTGCAAATATCGATAAGGACTTAATATCCTTGTGCTCTATGAGCTCTTTGGCTTTTACCGCTTCTGCAGATTCATTCAAATATGCATAAACGTATACGCCGTCATCACGGTTTTCAAGTTCAGCATGACCAAGTATATTAGTGAGCTCATCATGAAGATGCCGCCACACCAAAGGAACGGTCATGCCATCTTGATCTTTAAATGCATCGCGTAAAATTGTGCGTCCATCTGAGCATTTAAGATCGTTCTTAGTGGCCCAGCCACTAAAATCGTAATTAGGACTTGGCATTATTCAATACTCCCTTCATCATTAAACTTATTTATGTTTTCCGTTGAATCATTGGCTTCTTATTCCTCAGTTCGTCCGGAATCATTAGTTCGTCCGGAATCATCCTCGGCTGCTATATTTAAATTCTTGTTCCGTAGCTCGTCTGCCGCAGGATCTTCGCTGGGCTTCATACCGAGTACGGCACGGAATTCGTTACTAGAAACAATTTCATTTCGAGTAAATTTGTCAGCCATTTCGGCTAACTTAGAAGCAGGTACGAGTCTGAACGGATCTCGAACAGCCAAAAGTTTCTGACCTTGAGTTCGTCCAGTTTTCGTAAGGAATACACGTGACATAGCATCAGTAATAGCTCCGAGAAACGGCTCGATAGTCCTATTCCAATAGTTTATCATAGCTGCTTCATCCGCGGTACCATCGAAAATTTCCTTCGTCAATCCTAACTGGCTCCAAAGCATACTCGTTAAATATTCGATTTGGCTCATTAAATTATTCTCAGCCGGTCTGTTTAGTTGTGTGATCTTTTCAGTCGCATCAACATACCCAATACCATACTGAGAGTCCTTTAATTGCATTTCGATCATCTCGCGGCGATTCTCGGCTTGCTGTCTTCGTTTTTCTGTCTTGAGAACATAGGGCAACTGGATAAGTAAATCTAATTTACCAGAGCCACTTTGTTTATCAATAACATCGATAAGATTAATCTTTTCGATTAAACGACGCAATGTCGAGTTTGGTTCGTTCATTACAGCATATAACGGGTTCTCTATAATAGCAACTACAGTTTTTGGTAAAACTATTTGTTCATATAACCCTGTAGCCTGATTGTAAAGATCTACCTGTACATGCTCGGGATACCACTGAAGAATTCTCGCAGTTCGCATTGTAATTACATCGTAAGAACTGGAGATAGAGGGATTAACAGTAGTATCAACGGGTACAACTGCAACCACTCCTTCATCACACATCGACATCACTACATCTTGAATAAAAGCACGCCCGCTTTGATCGATGTTGGCTTCAACATTCAAACAAGTATTTAAACCAGTGTCAATAGTGTCGAGGTATCTGCCGTTCCCGTCGGTTCGGACGTGCTGTATACCGACTGCAGCCACATCAATTCCAATTCTGTTATAAACTGACGCTATTATCGACTGTTCGTTATTATAGAACATTCGTAGCCGATCAGGTCTATACCCAGAACCAGAACCGATATCATAAGGATCCCAAGGATCCCCGAACCTAAAAATATTCCAGGCCCGTCTGATTCTAGTAAGAATTGTATCTGGCACTACATCATACCTCCTTCTTCATTTTAATTACATTCCGGTTTAATGTTAGAAAGTAGCGACAGCAACTCGCATCCAATTCGCATCGGCTATGGTGTTATCAGCCAACGCAATATAGACATAACTGGAATCTACTTGCATAGTTCCTGCTACTCCGACAGTTCCATTTACTCCACCCTCTAGCCATTCTGCGGCACCGGTAAATGCACCATTAGCACAAGTCTCGGCGAGGGTAATAGCATTACCAGCAACGCCAGCCACATCTGCGGTTAACTCAACCACATCACCAGTTCCATCGACAGCGCCTACGCCCTCAGTATCGAAGGCTGTAACCGCGGCGACAACGGCTGTGACAGCATCGGCCTGTACACAATCTGCGCCAGATGCAAAAGTTGCTCCGCTAAATACGTTCGAACCTGCGGTAAATGTTTCTGTGGATTCATATGCATCACCAGCTGTTCCACCAATCAACGCGGTTACAACAGCGTCATCGCCACCAAAGGCAGCGCAACTCACCAACGGGTGAGCATCATTGTGATCATCGGTGCCATTAATTGCTGCCACGATCGCAGCTTTACAAGTTGCTAAATCTGTTCCGATAGTAACTTCACCATCGGCGTTGGCTGTTCCGTCTGGAACGAAGGTGTATTCTTTACCTTCTAAGGTCGTGGTGTCACCACTTGTAACCTGAGTATCGATGGTAAGAGTCACTACTGAGCCAGTCACATAGCTGGTAATATCAACCGCCAAATTACCTGGGGCAGTTTTTGACTGGGCAGCATCTGCCAAGAATTCATAATCATCATCACCGATAGACACAGTTTCTCCATCAATAGCAACGCCATCGAATGTAAGATCCATAGCCGCAGCCACGGCATTTACCGGAGTACCTGGTTTTCCTTGAAGGTCGATAAGGCTTTGAACCTCATCTCCCAAAAACACACCACCATGCAAAACACGTGACAAATTGTTAATAATTCTTTTTTCGGTAGTTGTTAGATCGTTCATTTTTAAAAATCTCCTTTAAAATTATTCAAAAGAATCTTTGTTAGCTTTGTATGCAACATACGCGTCCATCATTGCTGCTACGGGATCGATTTTCTGCTCGTAACGCTTCTTCAGTAACTTTCGATTCCCATTAGTATCTTCAAGCGTAATCGCATTCCCCATAGCAAATGTCATCAACTCCTGATCAAACAATAACATCCGCTCTTCCGATAAGGTTTTTAATTCTCCAAGTGGAACACTTTCTGTCTTAGCTCCTTGGATTACTTTTTCTATCCCGAAAGGACCATTTTCTGTTTCCCAACGCGCGACAAACTCTTTGGCGTTATAGGGGTCAAAGCCTAAACAGTTTACATCATAACCTAAATCTTCAATAAATGCATCTAGATCATCATAAACCTCCATCATATCAAGGATAGTCCCCTCTATCACTTGGAGACTAGTCTCTTCTAAGAATTGATCATATTTTGTACGTGCAGCAAGTGGTAGTTTTTTTAACGTTAACGACGAAATATAACATCTAGTCTTGACGCCGAAATTGCCATTAGACAACGGAAACAAGAACGTAAATGCACAGAAGTCATCTCCCTGTGAAAGATCTGCACCAAGTGAGCAAGGAAGCTCCCAGAAATCTCGTTTACGATGCGGAAGCGTTTCTTCGTAAGTGAAGAAATAAGTATAACCTTCCAGCGGAATTCCAAATCTCTTAGCAAGAATATCATTCCTTGCAGCTGGCACTTTCTCAGCTCTTTCTACGTCACGTTGGTACGTTTCATAGGTAACAGTTTTCCCTAAATTTGGATTGGCCTTTGGCCACATACTCGGGTCACTAACTTCTTCTATCTCATCAAGACGGTAATAGAAAATAGACACATGTGGATTTATGTACTCACCCTTAAGTATATCTAATAACTCCATCTTAATTGTGTCACCACTACTGTTACGGATTGTTCCTTCAGAGCTCATCGCAACTATTAGATAATCATCTAATTTAGAAGCTCCTTGTTCGATTGCTCCGACTACATCTTCCCGAATATCTCCGGAAAGCCATTCATCAATTGTAGAGACAAGTGGACGTAGTCCTTGAAGCTTATCAATAGACATTGGGCGTATTTCAACTATCGAGCCCGTAAGAAAATTTTCAATACCTTTCTTAGTAGACGCAAGTTTCTGACGCAAAGCTTTAGACCCAGTCGTATTCTGGATAGAACCTTCTGTCAAAAACTTAAACAACGGACCTCTGGCTCGCACAATTGAAGTACGCATTGGAGACATTACTTCTTCGGCCTGCTTCATCGTAGGAGCAGTTGTCACTTGATGCGTCGTGGTCGTATTAACGTTTAGAAAATAGTTTTGTATCAATGAGCCATACATCGATTTAGCCGCACCTCGTGCAACTATCAAATATTGCTTATTGACTAATCTTTTCTTCAATCTTTTTCTAACGTATTTACCTCCTCGATTATTCGTTGATGGAACAAACACTGATCTCTCTACAAAGTAGTACCAGCCGAAGATTTGTTCCGCCCATAGCTTAAAGCTCGGTAATAACACTAAGTCACTACCATCGGTTAGTGTCAATTCTGCTTCACAAAATTTAATAAAACCGTGTATAGCTTCGCTATCGTAATAGATACCCGGATTTGCAATGAGTTTGTCTATTCGATTCATCTCTAACGAGATTTGTTTACAAACTGGCATATTGCCGTGAAGTACCTGTTCGCGGAATTCTCCATAATACTTTGGGACTGCTTTGTTAGAGAATACCATATTACTCCTTTTCAACTCAGCTACCGATTAAAAGCATTCCAGCAACCACAGTTTTTATAATCTCCCTTCTTTCTGCTTTCATCGAAGCTGGCGTCGCATTAAGATCCGATTTAAAAGTTGCCTTAAGATTTTTCATCTCCCTGTTTCTATCTGCATCGGACCAGTTTTTTTTCATAGTCTCGTTCAGCTCTTTCAGATACTTTTTTGTTTGAGCTTGTCGTTTTTTGGCACGAGCCACATCTTTATCTACCTTACCTGACGCCAATCCCTTGCGACCTTTTTTAGTTATCAAATTCGCATCTTTATCAAAGACCATTGACTTAAACGCTTTACCGCCCGTGAGTTTATTCACAGCAGCTTTGCCTGCAGCTATAGCAGCAGCCCGACCTTTCGGATGAAGCACGCTCGTTTTTGGATCACCCGTAAGAAAAGTTTTTGCACCTCCACGAGCCTTTCGAACACCCCACCGCATACCTTTAGTACCGTAATGTGTAATCGGCATTAACCACCTCCTGTTACAATTTTCTTAGCATACGTTGTGGCTGACTCAGTAATAACGTTCGAAAGAACTTGTTTCATCATACTTCCAGCCATATTACCAACCACCTTTTTGGCTTTTGAAGCGAGCGACGGATTAAGCTGAGAATATGTTTTTTCCAAGCTTAACCTTGCATTGACTTTCTTTAACTCGCTGTTTGTTAACTGAAATGCTTTTTTTCTACGCAACTTCGCAGCACTCCTCGAATCCGAACTGCGGGAACGCGTTTTTCGTACACCCCACTTCATCCCTTTAGTGCCGTAATGCACAATTGCAACTGCAGCTTTTTCATAAAGTTCATTTTTCATAGCAATTACTCCGCTGGTACAAGATCGGGATCTACTTCGACCATTAATCTCCAAGCTAATTCAGTTAATTGTCTTTCAAAAGAAGCCAACAAGAATGAAGTTCCCGGAGGATCAAACTCTAATCTAGCTTTTATTAGAATATAGCTTTTTATTGCTTCGATGTTCTCCGCTTCGCCGACAAACTGAGACCAAAGCTCATCTACACCTGTAATTAGAAATCCTCCTTCAGGACCGACACCTAATTGACTCACAGCCATTAACGCGCTGTTAATTGCAACAATTAATTCGGGATCAAAGTCCGTAATAGTTGGTAAAATACCCAATGCTGCACGAATAGTTTTTAAAATACTAGTTTCTAGTGCCATAATAACTCCTTGTTAACGCCAAGGCGCTGTATCACCCGGACGCCGTACAATCATCGGTTTTGGTAACAACCTTTCGTCTCCATAATGGATTGCCATGTGTGTATTATGGCTTGTACAGATCAAAAAGTCCGGATCAAACAATACGTTATCAACGTTCTCTATCTGATCTTCGGTGATTGGGTTCATATGATGAACAACAATCTGATTAACAACGTCATAACCCAGAATACCCAGGTCACAACCACTATCTCGTATAATTACTTCATCTCTAACACTCTTCCATACAGAAGACCGATAAAGAATCTGCGTGAGATAGCGGTCATAACCAAAAGTGTCTCGACCCACAGTTCCACGGAGTCTAAGATAATGGTATCTCGCTCTAAAAGTTTTTAATTTACACAACTCCCTGTGAGTTCTAATCATCAATTTCACCACCTTCATTTTCGTTACCTTGATACGAACGCATAGCTTCTAAAGCTTCTTTGTATAACTCTTCTAATCTTTGTGCCGAAGCAAGCGCTTCTGTCTTAGCTTTTAAAAGCTCATTCTCTTGTTTCAGTTTTTCCATTTCAAGCTTAGCTCGCATGGTTCCTATTTTCAGAAAGTGGGTCATTATTTGTGAAGATGCAGTCCCAGCAGAGAGTTGTTCTGCGGCCAAGTCGATAGCCATCCCAATTAACTGAGATTCCCGAGCTTCGACAGTCTTCGCGGGGGCACCCCGTTTAGTTGGCCTCTCTCGTTTTTTCTTGGGTGCATCCATTTTGAAGTTTATACTCCTTTTACTAGTTTAGCTCTGGAAAAAGTTCTGGATGACTCTCAACAAGTCGATCCAACATCTCTTCCGGAGTAAGTTTGATAGGATCAACTGTGTCAAACGTTTCAGTAGCACGCAAAGCAGCAAGCCATGTCGGATTCCTAACCGCTTTATCGGTAACCCACCAAGAGATACCTGGAATCGCGGACACACCTTCACTCAACGTCCTAACCTCTTGGTCGAAGGCTGTAATTCCTGCAGCATCTCCATATCCACCGTCACCGTTGTATGCCCTACCAACAGGCACTATCGGTTTTTTCCAAAACTTAGAGTAAATGTTTAAACTACGGTGCAAGTATGTTTTTGCGGCGTTTGCCCCTTTACCCTGCCAGTACATCATCGGCATTGCTAAATCTACTATTTCCTGAAATGCGTTTGCGACTTTGATAGGATGCCATTCACCCCCTCTAGGGCTTAGTGGTAATGCCCACCAGCATAGTGCTTGCTCAAGTTGCGGGAAGAATTTCTTAAACCCGCGACTAAGATATCGAGCATTAGCTACTGCGCCTCCTTTTGAATCGAACGCTGTCTCAACATCCCAAATGTAACCATCTGGCTCAAATCTGGACGTTTGACTTATTGCCACGTTCAATTCTCCTACTGGATCTTGACCAAAGACAAAGTGCCAAAGAAACACCTTTAATCCGACACCTTTTAAGGCTTCGACAAGTTCCGGCCGTATGTTTTCACCCCATCTTGGCCAAGGACTCCATCTCTTAATTTTCTGAACGCTTGGTCCGTTTGCACCTTTTAAACAAACACCTTCAAAGTTGTTTTCTAGTAGAAACTTGACGAAGGCTTCTGGATCACCTCCTCCAACTGCAGGAATGTTCCAACTAAAAATTGACTTCCCATTAATCATCGTGTTCTCCTTTCATTCATAATAGTTATCGAGCACTTTATAGAAGAGTCATCGGACTTTTCCAAACCAATAAAGGCCTCTTGAAAGGAGAAACGGCACGAACCCGTAATTTTAAGTGCAATGACCCTTCTGTAAAGTGCTCGAAATTTCGATCTTATTCTTCTACCGCCTTATCTGTTGCTTCAGCAACTACTGCTTTTGCGGCAGCTTGTACTGCTGATGTTGCTACAGTCAGTTCTTCTCTACGTATGGCTGTGCTCGTAAGTTCTAACATACGATGTATAACATCAAATGGCACATCCCCACCAAAAAGATTCATTGTAATTGCATCATCAAGACCGTTATATCGGATCAATAAACTAATTTCAGGAGTAGCTGCTATTGTCAGCAGTTCCTCTATTCTTTCAATTTGTTTCTTTTTGTTATCTGTTCCTAGTAATTCTTTAAAAGTATTCATAATACTCTCTCCTTTCAAAAATTATTATAACCAGTATCCGTACACCCACATCTCAACTAGCAGTGAAGCACCGGAACCAGCCTGAGTTTTATAGTAAATGTAAGAGTTGAACGCACCAGTAGCGGGGACAACCCCAGAGTTTTCAAAGTGAGAGTTTGCCTTGTGAGTTCTTACAATTACAGCATAAGGATTTGTAGATGAAGGTCCAACAGCGTAGTATTGTGCACCAGTATCAGCAGATGCTGTGTCTCTAGCATATATACGAACAGCGATTGCTCTGGTATAAGGAGGAAACCAAGTGTTTAGATAAAGGTTTCCTGCAGTTGACCCTAACCAAACGTAGTGTATTCTTACAGGTGTTATCAACGGAACATAAACGAAACCTGCATAAGTAACATCGTTTCTACGGGGTCTCAGGGCACCAGTAAACAGAATGTCACCAGCACTCCCAAACAATGATGTTCCAGCCGTTAAAGCACCCGCCACCGCCAACGACCGAGGGGTGTAAATGTTCTTAACAACGTTCTGATTGATACGGAACCAATTTGCATCTTGTGCATCGATAGTACCCATAAGGGTAGTACCTTCGTAAATAAGAAGTTGCTGTGCGGCAACAACTCCTGCACCAGGCACACCCACAGATGACGTCACAGTAAGCCCTTGATCCATTCTCATACCGCGAGGTGTATAAATATGTCGGCTTCCAGCAGGGTTGATGCGGAACCAACTTGCATCAGCATACATATCAACAACCTTGGCGGCAGTTCCCGACTGATACAGTGACAGGACGCTGGCATTGCTCACCTGCATGTTAGGAAACATCGTCGGTGTTTGTCCAGCAGTGTAGGAAGCCTGAGACGACTGAACATAGAACGGGATGTTTGAACTCATTGAAGTTTGCCAGCCACCAACTTTACCTGAACCAATCGCCTTCCATGCACCATCATAGTATTGATTCTGATAAATATGCAAGTTACTTACAGAGTTAATAAACCCATAAGAGCCACCACCAGTATAATCTAAGAATAAATTACCACGTGCCTCATATGGAGGTGCTATATCACCTATAGACAAACCACCACCCATTACACCATAACCAGCGGTCGGATTGGCAGTTACTGAACCAACAACCAAACCACCACCAGCACGTATATCACTTGCTGCTTGTATTACACTTTGAATAGGATCTACACCTACACCCCCTACATAAAGACCTCCACCTATACGAACATCTTTGTATTGATATATGTCACCAGTAGACCTTACGATTCTCATCGCTTCGGCAATCCAACCGCCTGCATCTGAATATCTGTGAAATCCTAGGTTCGAGCCTGCTTGGCTTCCACCCTCAGCAATATCATCTATGTATATACCATGCGAGAAAGAGAACCAGTCCGCCAC